CACTTCATTTAAATCCGAAAGCAAACCTGTCGCAAAGTAAAGGTTAGATTTTTGAGACAATAGAGCCGTGTTAGCAGCCATACCGTTAGCCATAAATACACGAACACCGTCAAAGTAAACATCACCAAGTTGTTGGTTTGTACCTTTGTTATCGTAACCGTTAGCACCTACACCTGAAGCAGCGAAACCACCCAAAGCACGTACATAAGCACGGTAGATGTTAGAAGATACATAAAGAGTCAAGTCTTCTTTTCCGTAAAGAGCAGCAGGACAAGCATCAACGATTTTACCAAGTTCTGTGATTACGTTAGCAGCAGTAACAGTAGTACCTGCAACTTCGTTAGCAGATGGCAAAGAAGCATCAGTAGTTAATTGTGTCATAATACCTGCGAACTCACCTGCAGTATTGTTAACACCTTGCCAAATTGAAGTTTCCATACCTGCAGCAACTTTCTCAGCAGCGTGTGCGATTAAGAAGTCAGCGAAAGATTTAGGAAGTACGTCAAATGCAGAGTAACCCATTTGGATAGCATCCCAATCTGAACGGAAGTCAGTTTTACAAAGTTGTAAGTTAACTTGGAAAGACTCAGGTTGTAGAATTTTCTCAGTCAAAGTGATAGTTGACGTAGGATCAAAGTCACAAGTAGCGTTTTTGATGATACCGTCAGTAGCAACTCTTTTGATAACTTGCTTGTACTTAACGTTAGGCATAATTGTAATACCGCCTTTGTCAAGAGTTGGAGCAGACAATAAAGCTGCAGCGATGTACTTACCGGCAAATTCACCTGCGTAAGTAGTAGTAATTGAAGTGGTTGTAGCCATTTTTAATTATTTATTTAATGTTTGAGATTCTTGATAATACCGTGTCCATAGTTGTTGCGTTTCTTTTAGCAGCGAACTTGAATACATCAGTAGGTTGTGCGTTTTCAGGATTGAAAGAAATAGGCTTAGGCTCTTCGCTCAATTCTACCGGTGCAACTTCTTCTGCAACCTCAGGAGTTTGTGCTGAAAGTTTCGCTTTCAATTCTTCGTTTTCTTTTTTAAGAGCTTCGATTTCACTAAAGAAAGATTCTTTAACGATAGACTCAACGATTTTTTTAGCTTGTGGAGCTTCAGTAGATGCAACTACTTCTTCCTCTACCATTGGAGCTTCAGCCTCAGGAGCTTCTACTTCAACTTCTACTTCAGGTTCAGCAGCTTCACGAACGTCAGCGATTACACCCTCTTCGATAACTACAAGGATACGCATATCCTCAAGCTCATACTCTCCGATTGGAAGTGGGATGCGTTGTTCGTCTTCAGTTAAGATGAATACAGGTTGACCTGCTTCAAAAGCATCTGCTTCGAGCATAGATACGCCATCAGATAGACGCATAGTTTCCAACTTCACTTCTAAACCAAGAAGTGTGCGGACTTTGTTTAAGATTGATTTTTCGTTCATTTGTTTTTATTTAAGTTTACTAATATCGATGTTCAATGCTTTAAACATATCGTTAGCCATTTTACGTTTGTTAGTTAATGTTTTAACTGTATTTGCATCGCCTAATTCCTTTGCCATTGGCAAGTATTTATCACATAAATCAACTACTAATTTGTAATTTCTTTGTGCTTCTACAAAATTATTTAAAGCTTCTTTTTTTAATGTAATAGCTTTATCCATAAATGGTTTTGGTGCTTGTTCTGCAGAAACAATATCATCTAATCCTGCTAATTCAACACGCTCTGAAGCGAGTTCTACCTTGTCCTCTGCGAACAAACGATTGTAAACTGATTTTGTAGTATTCATACTTAATAAACGTTTTGATTTATATTTGTTTTATTTTTATCCGTTTTGACGTACGATAGTTCTTACTCCGTTGTTCTCAGTTTGAGTTGGAGCAGGTTCGTTAACTTCAGCAGTTTTACCGATTCCTTGAGCTTGTAAACTTCCGTCACAACATTCTTTAGAATAGGTATTGTCTGCACATAGACATCCTCTTTTGCTACCTGCACGAGGACTTGCTTTACTTGGTGTTTTAAATTTGCTCATTTTGTATAATTAAAAAGATTTTACTGAATTATATAATTTTTCAAATTTACTAATTAATTTTTGCGATAATAATTTATCTAATTCAGCTGCGTCTTGATTAAAACCTAAATCAATTAATGATTTTTTTATTCTTTGTAAATCAACTTCATTTTGTTTTGCCATATTCATGTCACCTGATAATTTATCTTGTAAAGATTTTACTCTTGCCAAAGATTCATCGTACATTTTTACATAAAATTTAAAACCATCTACCGCGTCATTAAACGTTGTTGCTAATTCTACTTTGTTAGAAGCTAACTTAATCTCCTCTGCGTTACGCTCCATTTGAGCGATTTTGTTTAAAATATTGTTCATTGTAATAATTCTTTAAGTTGTTCAATAATTTCATTTTTCTTTTGTTGCTCTAAAGACATTTCTAACTTGTCAGCAAAGTAACCCTCGATTGAGAAGCCTTTGACCTTGCCATCTTTTACGTCTTGCCATACCTCATCGTTATCCACTTTCATAGAAATCATCCACGTTCCTTTTGGCAAATTGAATCCATATAATTGGGATTTATCCGATTTACTATCCTCAATCAACCAAGATTCTACAACCGTCATTCCTTTGACTGCGTCTTTGTGTTCGTAGGTTGCGTTAGATTGGTTTCCGTTCTTAAAGAATAACTCCATAGCTTGACGCACGGTGTCCTCAGAAAAGTAGATGTAATACTCCTCTTTTTTTTGATTTACACGGTATATTTTTTTATTTGGTATGAGAGCAGCACCCATTAAGATACGCTTCTCAGTATTTACCTCTTTAAGTTCTACTTCGTGTTTTGATAGAGCGATGAAGTTCTCCTCAATAGCAGGAGATTCGACTACACTCACGGCATCAATTCCGCTTTGTGAGTCTTTTTCGTCAATGATTAATTCGATTACTTGCATATCTTTTAGACGTTAAATTGTTACAATGTTGCATTTTCTACTCGGTTTCTATCTAAGCTCTGAGCAGTTGTTACTTGACCGGAAACTACGTATGCTTGAACCGGAGTTTGCTGAAGTTGTGCTAACTGATTTACACCTGAGTTACCTACTACGTTAAAGCTTGGAGCGAATGTTCCTCCACCACCTCCACCACCTCCGTCAGGAGAATTGTCATTACTTGGAGGAGTACCACCACCACCTAAAGCAGCGACACCTTTTGCAGTAGCCGCAATTTGTGATGCAATAGATATACCTGCTGAAATATTATTCTTTAAGATTAATGCCTCTGCTGCAACAACCGATGCACCACCTGTGGCAATAGATAGTGCAGTACCTTGTGCTCTTGCTGCTTGGTTTGCTGCCTTTGTACTTATGATTGTCTTTGCAACACTTACTGCACTTTCAGCGATCAACGCTGCTGCTTGAACTTTCTTATTGTTTTCAAAGAGATTCTTAACTAAGTCTATTCCTGCACTTGCATTGTTGAAATCAGCTTCTCTAAGAGCGTTCATAGTTTCAACCATTGCTGCCTCAGCTTCTTTCTTTTCCTCGTTAGCTTTGTCTTGTGCTTCTTTTTCTTTAGCTCTTGCCTCTTCGTTTATTTTGTATTGCTCCTCTTGATATTTTATGTTAATATCATTAAGCTCATTCATTTTGGCAATCTCAATCTCTGCTAACTGTTCAGCGTTGCCTTGTGCTAAGGTTTCAAGTTCAAAGTATTTATCTTGTACTAATCTAAGCTCACGCTCTTGGTCTGAAAGTGAGTTTAAATAATTCTGCTCAGCGAGGTCTTCTAACTGCTTGTCAAATTCTTGTTGCCTTTCGATTTCTAATTTACGAGCGTCTTCTTTTGCTTGTCCTACTTTGTCAACCTTTTCAGTTTCGGTTTTTACTTCTTTCTCATTGTCTTGTTTCAATGATAAAAGCATCCCTGCACGTTGGTCTTTTAGTTGAGTTATTTTAGCCTTAGTTTCGTTGATAGTTTTATCTGCTTCTGCGGCAGTTGCTTTCGGATCAAAGAAATACTCTGCTACTGCGTTAGCACCTTTCTCAGTCATCTTAGTAATTTCTGAATTGATGTTAAATGCAGTTATTTTACCAAGTCCTAAGGTTTCTGATACTTTGTTTGCAGCCATAATAGCCAAGTCAATCGGAGCTGCTAAGTATCTAAGTACAAGTGCTGCTGCCTCTAAACCAATTCTAACAACTAAACGTAAGTAGTTTTGATTTCGCTTTGTGGCTTCTACTTCGGCTTTCTTTTGGTTCTCTTGCTGAAACATTTGAGCTTCGGTTGCTGCAATGATTGCATCAATCTGCTTAATCTTCATCCGTGTAATATCCTCTTCGGATTTACCTTGTAGTCTTAGGATGTTTTCTTGCCCTGAGATTGAATCGAATTTAGCTTGTTGGGCGTCAACGTTTGATTGAGTTTGAGCGTTGAGTTTTTCTTGCTCAGCACTTACGCCACTTACTGCACCTTTGATGTCATCCCAATACGCTGCAACCGTACCTAAAGCAATAACAAGTAAGCCGATACCACTTGCACCGATAGCACCTTTTAACGCAGCACCAAATGCTTTGATAGACGGGATAGCTTCTTTGAATCCACGAACACCCTCAGCAATAGCTAAAGCTGACTGAACCTTTAAGAGTTGCTTTTCTAAGTCT